GAGGTGTACAGCGATGACCCGTTAGACTTAAGCAACATGCCGCACGATGAATTCTTTGAAGTGTATAAGCGCATATTAACCAAAACGTTTGCCAAGCTTAAAAACAATCGCTTTGCCGCAATCGTTACAAGCGAGGTGCGCGCCAAGAACGGGGAATATATTGCTTTAGTGCCGAACACAATTAAGCTTATGCAAGACGCTGGCTTTATGTATTGGAATGAAATTATTTTAATTAACCCCGCTGGCACATTGCCGCAACGTGTTGGGCGCTATATGAGCGCAACCCGCAAAACTGGCAGACAGCATCAAAACGTTTTAATATTCTACAAGGGCGACCCAAACAAAATTCGCCTTGAGCTTGGCGAAGTGGAAATACCAATGGAAGGTGGCGAAGATGAATAACGCTGGACAGCACGTTTTATTCGATGCTTACTTTGATCGTGTTATCGCTGATGACAAAATCGCCAGTGAGTGCAAAAGCGCAATTACACATTGCGGCCTTCATGTTGTTGCCAGTATGCGCAAGGACTTTGAACCGCACGGAATGACCGCAATTTGGTTGCTTGAGGAAAGCCATTTTAGCGTGCATACATTCCCCGAACAGAATTACATAAGCGTTGATTGTTATACATGCGGAAATGAGGGCAACCCAATACGTGCAATTGACTATTTGGTGAAAACGTTGCAACCTGTACGTCACAACATACAAATTTTAGAGCGCAAATAGAATGAAAACCCCTTGGGAAAAAATCAAAACCGAGTACATCAACGGCGTGGAAACCATGCGCGAGATTGCCGAGCGTTACGGCATTAACCCGCAAGGCGTTATGAAACGCGCTAACCGTGAACAATGGCTTGCCGAGCGTCAGAAACTTGCCGCCCAAGTCATCACAAAAGCACTAGACAAGAGCGTTAACAGCCGCGTTAAATTATTGCAAGAGTACAACGCCAAAGACGTTGCCATAAGTAACGCCATAAAAGGCAAGGCCGCAACAATGTTGAAGGATAAAGAACTAACGCCTTCACAATTGCGCCAACTTGCCGCGGCATTTGCTGATGCCCAAAAAATTGGTCGCTTGGCTCTTGGCCTTTCTACCGATAACAGCGAGTTAAATATCGTTGATGATGACAAGGCCGCAAATGTTCGCGCCAGCCTCTTCAATAAGCTCTTTTCGCAATCTTAGCGAAACCGCCCAGCTTGAGCGCTTCTATTCGTTGAACGAAGACGAAATGAATGCGCTCTTGTATGAGTGGCATTTTTGGGCGCGCCCCAACCAGCAAACCCCGCCGTTGCCTTGGACATACTGGCTCATTCTTGCGGGGCGTGGCTTTGGTAAAACCCGCACGGGTGCTGAATGGGTGCGTGAGGAAATAAAAACCAACCGATATGTCAACCTCATTGGTGCAACTGCCGATGATGCCCGCGATATTATGATTGAGGGCGAAAGCGGCATTTTGGAATGTTGCCCCGACAACGAGCGCCCGCGCTATGTGCCGAGTAAACGCCGCCTTGAATGGCCTAACGGTGCGCGCTCGCTTATTTTTACCGCTGACGAGCCTGAACGCTTACGGGGCAAACAGCATGGCAAGCTTTGGGCTGACGAGGTTGCCGCATGGCGTTATCCCGAAAGCTGGGCGCAAGCAAAGTTCGGCTTAAGGCTTGGACAAAACCCGCAAGCGTGCCTTACAACCACGCCGAAGCCAATTAAGATTTTGCGCGACCTCATTAAAGACCCAGCAACGCACGTAACCCGCGGAAGCACATACGACAACAAAGCCAACCTTGCACCAACCTTTCTAAGCGCCATTGTTAAGGCTTACGAGGGAACCCGCCTTGGGCGACAAGAGCTTAACGCCGAAATGCTTGAGGACAACCCCAACGCGCTTTGGAAATATGCCCAATTTGATGACGGGCGCGTATTGGTAGCGCCAGCGCTTACCCGCATAGTGGTTGCCGTTGACCCAGCCGTAACAAGTAACGAAAACAGCGATGAAACTGGCATTGTGGTCGCTGGCAAGAGCGAGGACGACCAGTTTTATATTTTATGCGATGCAACATTAACAGCCAGCCCCAACGCTTGGGCGCGTGCGGCGGTTGATGCCTTCCGCAAATACAATTGTGACCGATTGGTTGCCGAGGTTAACAACGGGGGCGACATGGTGGAAGCCGTTATTCGTGGCGTTGATGCAAACGTGAGTTATAAAAAAGTAACCGCAACCCGTGGCAAAACCCGCCGAGCCGAACCGATTGCCGCACTGTATGAGCAAGGCCGCGTGCATCACGTTGGCGCTTTCCCTTTAATGGAAACCCAAATGGCTGAATATAACCCGCTTGAGCCTGACGCAAATGGTTCGCCTGACCGCATGGACGCGCTTGTTTGGGCTTTAACCGAGTTAAGCGGCGCAACCAATACTGGTTTAATAGATTTTTACACGCAACAAGCAAACCAATAAACTTTGTGATATTCTAACAACCTACCGCGAAGGCAACGAGGAAACGCACCAATGGACGCAACAAAAACCCCAATTGAACCCAGCCTTATTGCACGCTTAACAGCGGGCGTTAAATATATTGTTGGCGCTAAAGCCCCCGACATTTTTATGTCGCCGCAAGAGCCAATGAAACCAACCGTTCCAGCAACGCAACAACCGAGCGTTGAAGGGCGTGCGTTTGATTATGCCGTGGGCTTTAACCAGCGCGTCACCCCCCGCCAAAGTGAGCCAGTTGACTTTAAAACAATGCGCAACTTGGCTGACGGGTACGACCTTATGCGTTTGATTATTGAAACGCGCAAAGACCAAATTGCAAAACTGGATTTTACTATTAAAAAAACCAGCGGCGACAAAATTGCGGACGCTCGTTGTGAGGCCGTGCAAGAGTTCTTTAAATTCCCCGACAAAGAAAACAACTGGAATGATTGGTTGCGCATGTTGGTTGAAGAAATGCTTGTTATTGATGCCGCAACAATTTACCCACGCAAAACCCGTGGCGGGCAACTTTATGCGCTTGAGCTTATAGACGGCTCAACAATAAGCCGCAAGCTTGATGCTTGGGGGCGCACGCCAAGCGACCTTGATGCCGTGGCGTATCAGCAAGTTTTGAAGGGAATGCCAGCGGTTGACTATACGCGCGATGAATTACACTATGCCCCGCGCAACAAACGCATTCACAAAGTTTACGGCTATTCGCCAGTTGAACAGGTTATTACCACGGTTAACATTGCCTTGCGCCGCCAGTTAAGCCAATTGCAATACTATACCGAGGGTTCAACCCCCGATTTAATTATGACCGTGCCAGTAGATTGGACACCCGAACAAGTTGCCAAATTCCAAGTTGGCTGGAATGCCGCTCTTAAAGGCAATATGGGCGAACGCGCTGGCGCAAAGTTTGTGCCAAATGGCGTGCAACCGTTTAACACTAAAGACGCGATGCTCAAAGACGAATTTGATGATTGGCTTGCCCGCGTTATGTGCTTTGCCTTTAGCATAAGCCCAAGCGCACTGGTTAAGGCAACAAACAAAGCAACCGCACAAAGCAACCAAGACGTTGCATTGCAAGAGGGGCTTGAACCGATTATGGCTTGGGTTAAGGGCATTATTGATGCGCTTATTTTTAAATACTTTGGCTATAGCGATGTTGAATTTAGCTGGGTTGAAGAAACCGATGTTGACCCAAAAACTCAAGCCGAGATTAACCAAATTTATTTGGTGAACCAAGTTTTAACGCCTGACGAAGTGCGTGAGGATATAGGCCGCGAGGTGTTAACGCCCGAAGAGCGTACAGCGGCATTCCCCCCGCCCCCAGTCTTAAGCGCTGATAATGGCCTTGGTGTTGGTATTGCCGAGGGTGAGAAAACCAGCGACAGCGCGTCAAATACAGGCGATAATTCAGGCAACGAGCCAAACCCCGCTGAAAAAATGGTGAACGTGGTGGTTAACATGCCAAAACAACCCGATGTTTATGTCGATATTGGCGCAACAACCATAACGGCAAAGTTTGACACGCCAGCGGGTGAGGTGGTAAACCAAACCGTTAAGGCAACCCGCCAAGGTGACGGCAGTTTGCAAGGCTCAATTTCAAAAGTGTAATTTTTTAAGAGGGAACTATCATGGCATTTAAAATAGGTGACAACGTTAAGCAAATTGCGCCAGTTATTACGGGCGGGATTAGCGACATTGAGTACAACAAAGAAACTGGCGCTTTGCGTTACTTTGTTGAGTACACGGACGGCAGTGGTGAGGTTCACGCGCGCTGGTTTAATGAAGACGAAATCGAAGGGGCAATATAATGAACTCAACTGACAAATTAAAAACGGCTGACGCTTTTGGCGTTGGTATTGGCAAAAACACTGGCTTGGGCGATAGCGTAAAAACTGACGGCACTTACACGTTTACTTGCACCGCACCCGTTGAGAGTATGCGCGCAAAGTTTGTGGCATTACGCAAGCGCATTGATTTTATTCGCAACCGTAACGCTTTTATTCAATGGCTCTTAATGCCGTTGCAAGTTATGTTCTTAATGCAATTAGCTAAAATCCCGACTTATGAAAAATGGACTGATACGATTGACAACCTCATTACCACGGTTGGCAAAAATAACATGCTGGACAACCATTTGGCTGGCTCGGCATACACGGCGGCTTGGTATATGGGTCTTATTGATAACGCCTCATTTACGGCGGTTAACATTGCCGACACAATGGCATCGCACGCGGGCTGGATTGAGAGTGTGGCATACTCAAACGCAACACGCATTGCAACCGCATGGTCGGCGGCAAGTGGTGGCGCAAAAGCATTATCCGCGGCGCTTGGCTTCACAATTAACGCAACGGCAACGCTTAACGGTGGCTTTATTAACTCGGTATCAACTAAATCAGGCACAACGGGAACACTGTTTAGCGCGGGTTCGTTTACAGGCGGCACGCGTGCGGTGATTAGTGGCGATACAGTAAATGCAAGTTATACCGCAACATTAACTTAAGGCTTTAATAACATGACAATCGCAACCGTTGATGACATTGCAAGCGGCCTTGCCGCACCGCAAGACGCTAACTTTTTAAAAACGCTAACCGCCCCAAAAGCGGCTGGCGCTTTTCAATCGGCATGGATGGCGGCGGGCAACCCTGCCGCTGGCGTTGCCTCACCCGCTTACACGGCTGGCGCTGGTTATACATGCGACAATACAACAACGGGCGCGTTGCCATACGTTAACGGCTCAATCCAAAATTGGCTGGCGCGGCTCTTTATGAGTTGCACCCAAGTTGGTGTGATTATTTTAATTGATAGGCTTTGGTCGTGTTCGGGCATGGGCTTTGCGGCGGCAACTTATACAATCACAACCGCGGGTTCTTTGCCCGCTCGCATTACCGACAACGGCGTTGATGTTGAAGCTTGGGTTGAACAGTTTGTTGCGGCTGGCGCGGCATCGGGAACGCTGACGTTTAACTATTTGAACGCGGCAACTGGCGCGGCAAAAGCTGGCGTTATTCCAGCGGTTGTTTCAGCCCCCGTTGCTGGACAAATGCAACCAATTCCAATGGCGGCTGGCGATAACGGCATACGCGCACCCGTAAGCGTTGTGACCTCGGCAACTTGGACAAGTGGCTCGTTTGGCTTAACGCTCGGCAAGCGCATTGCGGAAATTCCAATTAACGTGGCTGGCGGCGGTGAGGTGCAAGATTGGGCGAAACTTGGCTTGCCAAAATTACCCGCTGGCGCTTGCATCATGGCTTTATTTTTGGCGGCAAATACAACCGCGCCAATTATCCTTGGCAGTTTTGACATCATAGACAAGTAACGCCATGACAACTGGCGCTTACAAAAACCTGTTCGGTGAGGCTCGCGTCACAAATGCCAGCGTGCAAGGTGCTGGCGTTGATGTTGCCGCTTGCGTCATGAGCCGTTGGGTCTTTAGTAACATAAATTTTCACGGGAACATTGCCGAGAGCGCCGCGGCAACCGCAAGCCAAGATGCAACGGGCGGGGTGTTAGCGCCATTGGTTGCGCTGGACGGTACAACCACAATCAACAACGGTTTTGGCGCGACATTTACATGCAATATTTCAACGAGCGGAACAAATAGGTTGCTTGTTTGCATGATTAACGTTGATAACGCAACGTTAACTTACACGCTTTTAAGCACGGGTTTGACTTGGGTTAAAATTTCATCGGCAACTCAAGACGTAACGGCGGCAGACGTTTGGGTTGCATGGGCAACCACGCAATTAACAGCGTACAACGTTGTTTGCACCGCCAGCATTTCAGCCGTTATTTATATGAGCGTTCAGGCTTTTTCAGGCTCAAAAGATTACAGCACTTTAACCGCTGGCATTGATTACGCATTAACTATTGCGCAAAATAACAATGCCGTAACGCTAAATCAATCCGTTACGGTTACAACCCTAAAAGCTGGTTCAATTTTAATTGGGTTGCAAACTGGTCACGGAACAATCACGTTTGCCGCAAACGCTGGTTCAACAAATATTGCTGGCTCAAATACAGGTTCGTCAAATGGCGCTGGCGTAACCGATACGGCAAACGGTTA